CCATTTTCTACAATAATGTAAATATATTCCATAAATATATAAATATTTTAATTATATAATTATTTTTGACAATCTTTATAAGGCGCACAACTTGATTTCATTGTAAGACATTTTACTGGATTAGCTAAACATGACCCCACCTTTTAACACCATTCTTATTTACTTTTATAATCCATTCATTGCCATCATTTCCAATTTTTTTTGTACCAATCTTAAATAATGTTGCACTTTCACTTGGACTTGGTCTTTCTTTTTTTGACATCTTTTTAGAATTTGTTTTCGATTCAATTTTCAAAGAGTTGGAAAGAGTTGGAAATTTAACTTTTAATATTCTTTCTCTATTTTCTAAATTTACTAGAGGACTTTCTAACAAATATGGTTTTTCTAAATATGCTAAATTTGTATAAAAATATTGTCCTTGATATTTATTAATTTCTTTATCTGGTAAAAGGTTATAACTTATAAGACCACCCATTTTATCATGATCTATATCATTCATATTAATTTTTCCATATGTATCTTCATATAATTTATAACAATCATTATGAAATAAATATCCCCATTTTTTATTCAAATTATAATCACCTTTGCCTGGTTTATATTTTGAATATATTTTACCATCTACTTCAATGTCAGGAGCAGCATCTTTAACATTATTAATTACTCCATTTTCAGTTAATATTAATGCTTTATTTAACCATGTATGCTCATTTGGAATTTTAATACTTTCTATAAATTCTTTAGCATCTTCTAATGTTAAAAATTTTTTAATTCCTATTCTTTTTAATTCTTTATCAGATTCATCATCTTCTTCTGGGTATACTAAAGCATTAGATGCATCTTCAAAATAAGTTGCTATACTTACCCAAAAACCGTCTGGTTTTATACCATAATATTTACCTTTACCCAAGTATTTTTTTAATAATTCAATATTAGTTATTATTTCTGTTGAGTATATTGGTCCACCACATAAAGTACAATATGTATCTGCACTTCCACCTCCTTTCATTATTGGAGTATTATTTAAATGTTTTTTTAATTCCAAATACTTTTGTTTATATTTTAAATATTTTTCTTTGTAATTTCCACCAGATCTTTTAACATCACAACTTACAAACCATTCACGCGGTATATGTGGTATTTTTACTACTACTTCAAAAAATCGTGTTATTGCTGAATCATAACTATTTACGTGAATAATTAGTGATTCACTTAATTTTTTATCACCAGTATATACATATCTCATTGGATGTTTACCAAAACCTTTTATAAATGGTATTATTCTTCCGAGATATTCATCCATTGATATACGTGATTTTTGCAAATCGCCTGCTTTTCCGTGTGCACGCGCTTCACTTAAATATACAAATGTATTTGAAGGATCAATGCGTATAACAGTAACAGATCCATTAGAATATAACATTTTTGGTGGTTTTCCATCATATGAACTTTCAAATGTTGTAACATCATTATTATAAGGAGCTCTAAAGAATATAAGATCATTATGAGTAGGATCATCCATTCTTCGATCTTCCAATCCTAGTTCTGGATGTCTACTTCTTAATTCATTATATGATAATAAACCTTCGTCACAAATATTTATACTTTTTGATTCTGTAAAAACAAGTAAACCTCTTTTTGATGCAGGATTTAAAATACATACATCTCTGTCTTGAAATAAAATATCAGTCATATATATATATATATAATTATTTCTTACAATCTTTATAAGGCGCACAACTTGATTTCATTGAAAAGCCTTTTATTGGTTTTGTTAAACACGTCTTTTTTGAAAATCTTCTTTTTTCTATATTAAACTCTTTCTTATCCGACTTTCTAACACATTTCTTATCTTTTTCTGTTGCAGAACAACAAAGCTTTTTGGATTGTTTTTTAGATTGCTTCTTTGATGTTTTTTTAGATGTTTTTTTATTCATATACTATTTTATATAAATAATTTAAAATAATAAGTTAATATTATTTTATAATAATCGTAAAATAATATATATATATGTCTTTCTCAATTTATGTTAACACTCAAGATAAAAATCCACTAGATCAAATAGAAGATTTGAAGAGTAATTTTATTATTAACACTAATACTCGTGTAATACTAGCATCTGCAAATTTTAATATTACCAATACTGATTCTATCCCCGGTATTGATAATATGTCAACAGATGATGTAAACAGTTTAATAGATACTCTTCAAACTCTTTATAAATCTCATAATAAAGACGATAATGCTAAAGTTAGTTTATCAATTGGCGGTAAATATCATTTTGCAAATTCAGAATTATATAATAAACCTACAGAATTAGCTAATAATATTAATGAATTATTAATAAAATTTAAATTTGATGGCGTAGATTTTAATATGGGTGATTCTTTACCAGTTCCTTATGATTTTGTTAATAATGTTTCTTCATTAATTAATACTTTAAGAAGTATCAATCCAAAGTTATATATAACATTAACAACTGGTGCTCAAGCATGGGCTCCTAATAATTATGAACATCAATTGATTAAATTAACTATTGATAATATAAATGCTTGGCAAGTTATGGAACATGATTTATATATTGAACAAAATAGAAGATATATTGATCAAATATATTATGATATTAATTACTATAGTAGTAATTTGAATATAACTTATTGGAATATAAATCCAAATAAAACTATTATAGTTTTAAAACCTGGTATTGATAATACTGGTACTGATAATGATAAACATAAATTATCATTATCTAATGCTTTAGATATAACTAAAACTGCAAAAGAAAAAAATTATCAAGGTATCTGTTTATGGTCTTCATATATTGATAGTAAAGTATGTGATGGAAATGATCCTAATATGTATTCTATTGAAATAAAAACAATATTAGAATCATATCCTCCTGGACCTCCTCATCCCTTACCACCTTTACCTCCAACATCTCCAAGATTAACTAAAGATGAAATTGCTAAAATTAGAAATAATATAGATAAAATGAATGATTTTACTAAAGAAACATATAAAGAACAACAAAGTATAATTGATGATGTAATTGAGACATTAAAAATAGCAACATATGAACCACCCGAAGATCCTAAAAAAAATAATTGGAAAGTTTGGGTTGAATTAGGTCTTGATGTTGTATGTATTATACTTCCAGAATTTGGTGTACCTGCAAAAATTGTCATGTCAGTAGAAATTACATGTGCAATTACTAGTTCGACAATTGATTATTTAACTGATAATCCTGAAAAATTTGGTATTGCAGAATTTAAATTAGATGAAACTAAATTAGATTTATCTACAAGAAATAAAGATACACAAGATGCTCTTTTAAAATATATGAGTTTTATGTATGATGATCCTCAAACATATAGAGACCAAGATCTTAAATATAAAGATAAAAGTTATACTCTACGTGATTTGATCAATATTGATATACCTAATAAGAATTCAACTTTATTTCTTTCAATGGTTCATCAAAATGGTAGACAATTCAAAAATTCTATAACTCTTCATGAAATGCAAAAATATAAAATCTGGAATATTTTTAATATTTACGATGGAGGTTATCCAACACCATGGGAAGGAAAGTTTGGTTGGATATATGATCCAAAAATAAAGAACTTTTATTCAAATTATAATAGACGTACACACCCAATAGATAAAGATAATCTTGGTATCGGAAAGCGTATTTTTGCAAACGATGAAGTTTGGCATTTTCATCCAGATTACGAACATGTAGAATCATTTGGAAATAGTGATGATGATTTAGTAGGTAGTTTTTTAAATGCTGGTAATAAATTTATTCATGGCGATCATACAAAGGGTCAAGAAAAACCTGGTCAATATGCTGGATTAGTATATCCATGGCTTGTTACTGACAAATACATATATTCTCAACGATGGTATATAACAAATGGTAATGTACGCGTTGCTTCACCCGAATACGCACTTGCTACTGGTGGATTTATGCATTGGTTATTTATTGATGATGGATTCGGTAATGTAATAAATCCTAATGGGGTTATGTATAGATATGACATGTTACGAACTGGATTTTTTGATAATGGTAATGATATACCTGACGATATAACTGAATATGAAGGTGAAGTAAAAATTAAATCATCTGACAACAAATATAGATATCCTGGTTGTTCAGATTTATTATCTAAAAATAGAATTTATACTGATGATTTCTATGAATATTATAAACCAGATGAACCACTAGCCGCAGTTCAATTACACAATAATACTAATACAATATATTCAATATTTAATACTATTTGGGAATATATATGTGGAATGTGTTGTAAGAGAAAATCTGATTAAAATTTTATAAATTAACGAGGATTTGCAATACATAATTTCTTATTCTGATTGAAATAAAATGAATCTGCATCAAATTCAACACAATGTTCAGTGTCAACAAGATGAATCATATTAGATTTTAGTTTTTTGCATAGAGTTAGTAACCACATTTGATCTTCAGGAGATAATTCATCTATACATTTAATATTAAATTCTAGAAACTCTTGATAATTTGGGAAATTTACATTATCATTCATATGTTGCATTCTTTCATAGGTATATTGATCTACAATGAAAGGATATACTTCGCTAATTATTGTTGGCATATTGTTTATTTTAATTATTAATAAATAATTATTAAAATATGTTATAATCAATTTTTTTAATATCTATTTATGATATTAAATTATAATTCATACCATACTTCTAATTCATTTACATATTGTAACTGATGATATATTATACATCCTAGGATATATTTATAATCTGAACATTTATCTTGTATATCCCATCTTAATTTATATGTTCCATCAAGATTATTTGTATATTTACTAAAATCTATTTCATCGTATAGATATTCTTTTAATTTTTCTTTTATTTTTTCTGCATCTATTTTATCCCATTTGTGAATTAAATGACATTCATCTCTTCCATAAAAAGCAGACCCTTCAAATTTTGTCATATCTAAACTGTCTTGAATACCAAATGCAAATTTATATTCTAAACCTGTATTGAAAAATGCATAACGACCCATTTATATATTATAATATTTTAATTATATCTTTTTATATAATTATATCAAATAAACAAAAATACATTATAAAGTAATATCTAAATATATTATATATGTCTTATTCTACTTACATTACAACATGGGATAATAATCCTTATACCCAAATTCAAGATATGATTAATAATTCTGTTTTAAAATCAAATACAAGAATTATTTTAGCTTTTGCAAGTTTTAATTTTTCATCTACAAATTACATTCCAGGAATCGACAATATGAATATTGATGATCTTTTAAAATTAACTAATTTAGTTCATTCAAATAATTCAAAAATTAGTTTATCTATTGGTGGTGCTACTTATCCTTTTTATGGATCAGATTTATATAATAAACCAGGTGATTTAGCAAATAATATTAATATATTATTAAATAAATGTAATTTTGATGGTGTTGATTTTGATATTGAAGACTCATCTAGTATTGTTCCTTCTAATTTTGCAAACAATGCTGCTTCATTAATTAATACTTTAAGAAGTCTTAATAAAAATTTAAATATAACATTAACTACTGCTGCTCAAGCTTGGGCGGCAAATAACTATCAACAAAATTTACTTAATTTAACTATTGGTAATATTAATGCTTGGCAACCAATGGAATATGATTTATGGATTGATCCATCATCTGATTATTATAATCAAATACAATATGATATTAATTTTTATTTAAATAATTGGAAAGTAAATCCTAATAAAATTATTTTAGGATTAATGCCAGGTAAAGATGATTCTAGTAAAGATTTAAATTTACAATATGCATTAAATTTAACAAGTTTTGCAAAATCAAAAAATCTACAAGGTGTTATGACATGGAGTGCAAATATTGATAGTAAAGGATGTGACGGCAATGCTAAATATGCTTATT